AGTCCCAATTAAAATTCCAACCAGCACTAGCGTTTGCTTGATGCACGTAAGGTTGTATTTCTTTATAAACCCATCTATCATTCATCCAAACAATGTCTGAGTTTCTTTTCTTTTTTAAATCTTTAACTTGTTTTGCGTTTAATTTTTTATCACCATAACCACCAGTGACTGCCATTTGATCTTGCATTTGATGACCATACTTTACAATGTCATCACAGATACGTTCTGGGATTGCTGATTTAAAATACCAATAATAATTTGTAAGGTTCATGTATCTTTATGAACATGTTTTAACATTTATTATGAAACTGTCAATGTTCCAGAAATTGTAAATCTAGCTACACTTGCTCCACAAGGAACTGCAGTTATAGTATTAGTTCCTGGGGATACTTGTGCAAAAGGTGCTGCAGCACTAGGTATTTTAATTAATACTACACCAGAACCTCCAGCAGAAGCCCATCCTGCAAAACCAACTGGACCTGATCCTCCAGCTCCACCACCGCCACCACCAGTATTAGCTATCGCATCAATCATTTGTGGTTCTGAACCACCTTCATTTCCACCCGCTGCTCCGCCACCAGATCCACCTGAACCTCCAGGCCCTGAAATATGATTACCTCCACCACCTCCTCCAGCATAAACACCTGAAGTTGGTCCATAAAAAGGTTGAGGCGCTGATCCAAAAGTTGGAGTAACATTTGTTCCACTACCACCATTTCCACCACTACCAGGTCCTCCTGCAGATCCTGTTCCTGTTGCTCCACCACCACCTCCTCCAGCAGCTGGTCCACCATTTCCTCCTGAATTTCCTTGTGAAGGACTTGTTGGAGGACTATTCCCTGTTCCTGCTGATGTAGGATTTCCAGCAGCATAAGTTCCTCCACCACCTGATCCTCCTGGTTGAGCTCCACCTCCAGGACTTCCTGGAGTGCTTCCACCTCCACCTCCACCACCACCTCCTGTTGAAGTGTAAGTTGTACAACCTACTACAAAAATTGAATCAACTCCTGGAGTTCCACCAGGAACACCTATACCTCTAGGACCTTTTGCTCCACCTCCTCCAACTGTAACTGGATAACTCCCAGATCCAGCTATAGGTATGGATAAATTTCTTAAACCACCAGCACCACCTCCACCACCGCCAGCCCATCCGCCACCTCCACCACCACCTGCTACAATTAATGTAGAAGCTGTAAATGGATTTGCTGTTAAAAATGGCCATGTTCCCTGTTGCTTGGCTGCCATTTGACTTTGCATTGACCACACACCACTTGCTTTGTTTAATTCTTTTACGACTACGATTCCTGATCCACCTGATCCACCAGCGTTTGATGAAGGTCCTTCTGCACCTCCACCACCTCCACCACCAGTGTTAGTGGATCCTGTTCCTGCGTTTCTAGTATTTGGTCCTTGAGCACCTTGACCACCACCACCTGATCCACCACTTCCAGCAGATCCTGGAGACGTTCTTTTTCCACCACCGCCGCCACCACCATAAGTGACACAACTTCCTGTTATATTACTTGTAAATCCAGCACCACCATCACCAGCATTACTAGAAGTAGGGCTTGGTTGATTAGCATCTGATCCAGCAGATCCAGCTCCACCACCTCCACCAGCAGCTTGAGCACAAGCAGAAGATGCAGAAAATCTTCCACTACCACCAGGATTTCCTTGAGGGGGACTTACTGGAGGAGTGTTTCCTGCTCCTGAGTTAGGTATAACTTCACAAGTATAACCTTGTCCACCACCACCTGATCCACCTGGACTACCATCACCTCCTGGACCAGGAGAAATAGAACTAAAACTTCTTCCACCTTTTCCACCTCCTTCAGAAGTGTAAGTTGTGCTTCCTATAACAATACTTGAATTACATCCATCTGTAAATGCAGCACCTCCACCACCAATAGTAACTGCTCCTAAAGCTGTATTACCACAAACTGGTACACTTGTAATGGTTCTAACACCACCGGCACCTCCACCACCACCTGAACCACCAGTTGCGGGTCCACCACCTCCACCTCCAGCAACAACAAGAGTATCAATTAATCTTGTACCTGGTTGTGTAGTAACTGCACTAGGTGTGCTTGAAGTTCGTGATGTAACGGTACACTTCCCGAAAGAAGTTTTATTTGTTTTACCGATTATTCCGCCATTTGATCTGGCCATGTGAGTCTCCTATTCGGACACCCAAGCTGTGCCATTCCAATTATATTTGGTAGGTGTTTCCGATTCGTCGTTTGATTTTGTTGCTTCCCAACCTTGTGTGTTGTCAGCGTTGTATTTTGTTTCGTTCCACGAAATCATGTATCTTACATCACCTTCTTCTGTAACTGTTGGATAAGTTATTGGTGCTTGCCAATCGTCATTTGAATCTAATGACCAAGATGCGAAAGGTTGTTGTGATAAAAATTTATCTTTTACAGGATCATAAATCATTCCGATTCCTGCATATTGTTTTCTAAAATTATTATTGTAAGAAGTTTGTTTCCAAATTCCACCTTTGAAAAAATTGATACACCATGTTTCACCGTCTTGGTGCATATCATTATCTGCAAGAATTCCACCATTAGCTGCGATGTCATTTCCTACAACTACAACTCTTTCAACAACCTGATGAGTATCAGTTGTGAATCCTGTTGGATCTACTTTTGTTTTTAATTCTGCGAAATGTGCCATATTTTTATCTCCTTAAAAATTATATTTATATTTTATATTTAACTTATTGTCAACGTTCCTGATACAGTAAATGATGCTACTTTACAGCCACCTTCTGGTGCTGGTAATGTTGCAATACTATTAGTTCCTGGTGCAACGCTTGCACATGTTGAACCTGGTACACGTACTACTACGAGTCCTGAACCACCTGCTCCGCCATTAGCTGAACCTCTGCCAGATCCACCTCCACCGCCTCCAGTATTAGCTGTTCCTGCAGTTCCTGAATTTCCACATCCTGTAGCTCCAGGTCCACCACCACCTGTTCCTCCTGTTCCACCAGCAGGTCCAAATCTTGAACCTCCTCCACCACCTCCAGCATAATTTGTTGTTGATCCTGTAATATCATTTGGTGCTCCTGCACCACCGTTTCCACCGTTAGATCCTCCTGCACTTCCAGAAGCTGTAGCTCCACCTCCACCTGAACTTGAGTTAGCTCCTGGATCAGTTCCTGAAGTTGTTCCTCCAGGATTTCCTTGTGGAGGATCAACTGGTGGTGTATTACCAGAACCTCCTGCTGCAGGTCCTCCATTTTCTACTGCTCCACCTCCACCACCAGATCCACCATCTCCTCCGATTGATAAAGGCGCTGGATAAATTGCACCTCTACCACCTCCAGTAGATGTTATTGTACTAAATACTGAATTATTTCCTGCATTACCTGAACCACAAGGTGAGCCTGCTGCTCCACCTGCTCCGATTGTAACTGAAAAACAACCTGGATTTAAAAATAATGAAGATCCTTGTAAAGGTGCAGGACCATAACCTGATGCTCTGTAACCTCCTGCACCACCTCCACCTGTTCCACCTTGAGCTGGTTGATTACCACCTGATCCTCCACCAGCTACTACTAAATAATCTGCTTGAACAATAGTTGGATCTCCATCAGCGATTGTTAAACATCCTGATGCTGTAAAACTTGCAATCTGGTCATATCCACAACCATTTGCTATATAAGAAACTGAACCACCTGGAGTCGTTGATAATGTAACTCCTTGACCTGCATTTGCTCTTGCGATCACGATACCTGAACCACCTGCTCCTGACGTGTTTGGAGTACATTGACCACCTGCACCACCTCCACCGCCACCTGTGTTAACAGTTCCTGCAATACCTGGTGTAGAACTACCTGCTCCTGCTCCCCCTCCACCAGCTCCACCTGATTTACCTACAGGTTGACATTTACGAGATGAACCACCACCTCCACCTGCATACGTTACAGCTGAACCAGTAATTGAGTTAGGAGCACCTGCTCCACCATTACCACCATCAGATGCTGCAGCTGTTGCTCCACCTCCTGATCCACCAAAGTCATTAGCATCAGGACTAGCATTTACACCTTTACCCCCTGCATTACCTTCAGGTGGGTCAAAGGAACCAGCATTACCTGAGCCTCCAGTTGAACAAGAAGCAACTCTTGATCCACCACCTCCAGACCCTCCTGGATTTCCAGATGTAGTAGGGGCAGCTGGACTTCCAGCTCCTGCTCCACCACCTGTTGATGTTATTATTCCTAAACTTGAATTGTTTCCATTAGTAGAACCTCCTCCTGGAGAACCACTACTTCCACCAGCTCCAACTGTAACTGCGTATGTTCCTAAACTTAATTCTTGTGCTGATCCTTGTAAAGGACTTGGGCCATAACCAGAAGCTCTATAACCTCCTGCACCACCACCACCATCAGTACACCCATTTACTAAACCATTATTAAAACCACCACTACCACCACCAGCAACGACTAAGTAATTTAAATCTACTGTTCTTGATGGCCATGTGCCATCTTCCAATGCTTCTAATTGAGCATCAAGACTCCAGACTCCTGAAGCCTTATCTAATTCTTTTACTACAACTATACCTGAACCACCACTACCACTACTTCCATCTTGTCCACCACCTCCACCGCCACCACCAGTGTTTGCTGTTCCAGCATCTCCATTATCAAATCTAGTTATTTTACCAGCTCCACCGCCACCAGCTCCGCCAGCTCCACCTGAAGTTCCACAGGCGCTTTCAGTTCCGCCACCACCGCCGCCAGCAAAAACTGAACACGTTGGACCTATATTTCCATAATCAGGACTTACATCTAATCCATTACCTCCTGCGCCAGCTGACTCTGTTGGTGTGCCTCCTGGACCTCCAATTTGACTTGCTCCTCCACCACCAGCAGAACCACCTGCAACCGATGGAGTAGAAACATCTGATCCACCTGGAAAACCTTCAGCGGGACTATAACCTCCTGCATTACCAGTTCCACCACAACCTGTACCATTAAGATTAGCAGCTCCACCACCACCTGAACCACCTGGAGATCCTGCAGCGGGACTACCGTTTGCTCCACCTGCTCCACCACCTGTTGAAGAATAAGTAGTTCCACAAGCTATTAAACTTGAATTAACTCCACTTGTTCCAGCTGGTGATCCACCTCCACCCACAGTTACAGGAATAGTTCCTGATGCATTAATTTCTATATTTCTTAAACCACCAGCTCCACCACCGCCACCTTTTTGATTACTTCCACCAGCTCCACCACCTGCTACAATAGCAGTTTTAATAACTCTTGTTCCTGATTGTAATGAAACACATCCTGAAGATGTTTTTGATGTAACTTTATTTTTACCAAAGGATGTAGTATTGACTGGTCCAATTATTCCGCCATTTCCTTGCGCCATAATTTAAACCTCCTAAGCGTCGTCTAATACTTCATATGAAATAAATAAGTCTAAATCAGATGCAGCACTAGCTCCACCTTTAAGGATGTCACCTTCTCTTAAATAGATAGGTGTGTCCACTAATACTAACGTTGCGTCAGCTGGGACAGAAACTGTTTTAGCAATGTAAACATCAGCAGCACCACTTGCAACTGTTGCACCAGAAGATGTTTGAACACTTGTGTCAATAAAAACGGATACATCTGCTGCATTTGTTCCATCAACGTTTGCAACTGTCATTCTATTAATTTTAATTAATTTATCTGATGATACAGTCATCAAAGTTGTAGTCGTAGTTGCTGTTAAGTTCCAGCCAACCGACTCTCCTCTAATATCTGTTACGTTTACTATATTTGGATTTGCCATAATTTACTCCTTTTATCCGAAAACGATTGCCATTGCAATAGCTTTTCCTATTCCAATTCCCGCATCATTAAAGCTCAAAGCTCCTGATCCATTAGTAGTTATTGCCTGTCCACTAGTACCATCTGCTGTAGGTAAAGTAAACGATAAATTAGAGCCCATTGCTCCTGCTTTTAAATCCAAGTAATTTGATCCATCGTCAGTGTCTTCAGTAAATCTAAGAGTACCTGCTCTAGTAGCGTTAGCTACTAAATTTACAACACCACTTCCATTTGGATTTAAATCTATATTTGCATTTGATGTAGTTACAATATCTTGACCATTCATATCAAGATCACCACCTAATTGTGGAGTTGTATCATCAACAACTGCAGCTATACCTGTTCCAATTGCTAAAGTTGCAATGTCTGGATTAGTTCCATCATTTGCTGTTGCAAAAACAATTTTATCACCTTTGTCTGTTGTTGCAAAAGTAAAAGTATCTCCTGAACCAGTTGCATATTTAAACTGAACTGTAAAAGAACCTGTTGTTGAATTTCTTAAAATGTAAAAAGTTTGAATATCATTTGGAATTGTAACAATTTGATTCCCTGTAATTGTTCCAGTAAACTCAATCATTCTTTGTTGAGCTGTTCCTGTTAGTGCACCATCATCAACATCTAAAGCTGTAGTTTGTGCACCACCTGCAATAGATACTTGTGCAAAGCCACCTGTTATTTGTTCAATAAGATCTAAATTATTATTTGTTTTTGTTCCCCATGTACCAGCGTTTTCGCCAGTAGCCATTTTTTCTATACCGAGAGGTGTATATGTTGATGCCATAAATTTTTATCTCCTATGCAGCGTCACTATAACTTGTATTTGATCCAGTTGCAACATTAGAATAATTAGTATTCGAACCTGTTGAAACACCGTTATAATCCGTATTTGAGCCAGTGTCAACATCTTGATAATGTATGATAAATGGTTCTCCAACAGTTGCGGTTAATGTAAATGTTGGTAATCCAACTACTTGATCTTTAGGATCTACACTACCAATAGCAGCGCTAAATGATACTCCTGTTAATCCCATTATTTGATCAGGGACATCTACGATTGTACCTATAGAAGCACTCATAGATATACCTGTAACAGGGATACTGACTGACCCAGCACCGACCACGAAACCTATTGCAGAATCTATTTGTAATCCAGTTGGTGCTACTGCATCATTAGGTACAACCACGGATCCTTGCGCGGTTGACATTTCAAATCCAGTAGGTGATATAAATACTGCATTGACAGTTGTAGGTGTTCCAAGTGTAGAAGTAATTTCTTGACCTGTAACCGATACATCTTCGTTAGGTGCAACTGCTGTTCCTTGTGTAGATGTAATTTCAAAACTAGATAACCCAACTGTTTGATCATTTGGATCTATTACACCAATAGCTGTGGTAGCTGATAAACCTGTAATAGTTGGTGTAACTGAAATACTTGCTTGAGCTGTACCTTGCAAGTCATTCATTTCTAAACCATTAGGATCAACAGTTACACTTATAACATTTGAAACTGTTCCGAGTGTAGAACTAAATGATTGACCTGATACTACAACTAAAGCATCACCTGAAATTGTAACAGAAGGATTTAATGTAGATGTAATTGATAAACCAGTAGGCTGAACTACTTCACCAGAAAGATCTCCCCACTCTCCAGCACCCCAGGCTTTTGCACCCCAACCTGTAGCTAATAATTCGTCCTCACCCCACTCGGCTTGGCCCCAGGTGAATCGTCCCCATCCAGACATGGGCTACTCCTATGCTAATCTTATGATTGCGTTCGATGAATCGTTTGCAGGAAACTGTATTTCGAAAGTTCCGTTAGTTGCAGTTTTATCAGAACCAAAAGCGATAATACAAACAGCATCAGTTGTACCTGAACCACCATCTGTTGTAGTATTATAAATCATTGCACCATTTGCAGTGAATGAAGCTGATGTCCATGAGATATCAGAAAAATCTGTAAACGCAGTTGTTGAAGTTAAACCAACTCCTGTGTTTGTTAATG